GATGATTTTAATAATAAACTCACTGAACTGGAATTAAGACATATAAGCGTAATGATAGACTATTTGCGTCAAGAAACTAATACAGTATCAATAACCAAATGACCTTAAAACCAATAAATAACAACGTAGCAGTTAAGTTATTAAAGGTTGAAGAAAAGACTTCTTCCGGGCTTTATATCCCAAAAGAACAAGAAAAGAATAAGGGAGAGATAATAGCAAAAGATGAAGCTGTTGAATTTGTGGCGTTAGGTGATATAATAATATTTAATAAACATCGGGGAGAAGAAATAGAAATTGATAGTGAAAAGATAATAATAATTAATAAGGACGACATTTTAGCTTTACTATAATAATTTTAGCTTAGAAATATCTCTGAAATCACAAGCCCCTCAGAGAGGCGTGTGTATTCAGGGATTTTTTTAATTTAAAATTATGCCAACAGAAAGACAAAAAAGAGCAGTAAAAGCCATAGTGGAAAATGGTGGAATAGTAAGTAAGGCAATGGAAAGCGTTGGTTATACCAAAGCTACTTCTAAAACTCCCCAGAAATTAACAGAGAGTAAAGGGTTTAAAGAGATATGCGAAGAGTGTGGATTGACTGATAATTTAATATTAAAAAGTTTGGTTATAGATATTAAAAAGAAACCACAGAATAGAAAAGCAGAATTAGAATTGGGTGCTAAAATAAAGGGTATGTTAGTTGATAGACAAGAAGTTGAGGGTGAATTATCAATCAAATGGCAAAAGTAATTGAAATACCATACAAGCCAAGAAATTGGGCTAATTTACTACACGATAGTAGAAAGAGATGGAATGTTCTTGTTCTACACCGGAGAGCCGGAAAAACTACCGCAGTATTAAATCATTTACAGAGAGATGCTCTTTTAAAACCAAATACCAAATATGCTTATATTGCTCCGACTTATAAACAAGCTAAATTGATTGCTTGGGATATTATCAAGTTTTATTCCAGAAATATACCAAGTGTTAAATATAATGAAGCTGAACTGAAAGTTATTTATCCCAATAAATCGGTAATATACTTATTTGGTAGTGAAAGTGTTGATAGTTTGAGAGGCATTGCTTTATGGGGTTGTGGATTAGATGAAAATTCCCAACAGCCAAGTAATTTATTCAGTGAGGTTATTTCTAAATGTTTGGCTGATAATAGAGGATATTGTATATGGCTCGGAACTCCAAAGGGTAAAAACAAGTTTTACAAGACTTATGATAATGCTGTTAATCACCCAGAAGATTGGTTATCCGTATTTAGAACCATTGAAGATACGATAAAAATGGAGGAAGGAGAGATAGTAAAGAACCTTGAATTATCTTACAAAGACGATTTGAAGCTCGTTACTCAAGGTGAAATGACCCAAGAAGAGTTGGAACAAGAGTGGTTTTGTTCATTTGAAGCGGCTATAAAAGGTGCTTATTACGCCAGAGAGATATCAGAATTACGGAAAGGACGATTTAAACCTATACCTTATGACCCTATTTTAAAGGTTTATACAGTTTGGGATTTAGGGGTTGGGCAACAATTAGCCATAGGTTTCTATCAGAAATCAGGTAGTGAAACCAAGATGATAGATTGTTGGGTGGGTAATAATAATGACGGAATAATAGCAGGAATTAGAGCGTGTCAGAATAAACCTTATATCTATGGCGGACATTTTGCTCCCCACGATATAAACGCACGAGAAGAAACTACTGGCAAGACCAGAATAGCCACCGCTAAAGAACTTAACTTCATATTTGAGCAAATACCTAAGATAAGCGTAGATGACGGTATAAACAGAGGTAAATTATTAATGGCTAAAATGTGGGCTGATAGCAATAATTGCTCTGATTGGTTAGATGCTGTTAGTCAGTATAGGCAAGAATGGGACGATATTAGGGGTTGTTTTAAAAATACTCCTTATCACGATTGGACTTCTCATTATGCCGATATTCATAGGTATGCGTCATTAGTAGAGGATAAGTTTGTTAATAACGATAATATCGAACAATTAAATTATCAGCCCGAATGGGAAGACAATTCGGACTATAAATCGTAAATATGGAAGAGGAATTAAAATCTCCAAAAGAAGTATTAAGACAAAAATTAGTTAGTATAGCCAAAGTTCAGATTGACGCTTGTCTTAATTTTAAGCGTCCGAGAATGGCTGATATTCAGAAGAACGAAGATTTATACAATAACAAGGTAAGGAAAGCTATAAAAGGCAGGTGGAATATGCCATTACCGATTATGCCCGGATTTCTTGATACTTTAATGTCAAAGATAGATGAAAGGGTGATGATAAACTTTGGGTATAAGGATTTGGCTGATTATAAGAGAGCTAAAAAGGTAACTGCGGCGTGGGAGTTAGAGAGTTCACCACAGTTTGATAATTGGGATAAAGTAGATAGAGCTTGTAAGAAACAAGCGATATTATGCGGTTTAGGTATTTATAAGTTTTATGCCGAGAGCAACCCAAAATATTCATCTCATCTTTATGTTCCTGATATTTATGATTTTATCTTTGAACCAAATGGCGGTAATGATATTCAAAAGCATTTATTTGTTGGTGAAAAGAACATATTTAAAACCAAACAAGAGATAATCGATGGTGTAGATAGCGGTTTATATGATTTAAAAGAAGCCAGAAAGTTAATATCATCTTCAGAAGCTAATGACCATAAAGACAACGAAGATGCCTATAATGAAAAGAATAATCGCTTTAAGTCATTAGGTTTAGACCCAGTCAGTAATAACTATGTCGGACAGCCCATATTTGCCCTAAATGAGCATTATATGGTTTATAATGGCACAAAGTATTACTTATTGTTTGATTGTCGTTCTGGGGCTTGTTTAAGGTGTGAAAAACTGAAAGATGTCTTTAAGTCAGACCTTTATCCATACGTTACTTGGCAGACCAATGAAGATGCCTTTAATCTCTTATCTAAGGCATTGGCTGATGATATTAGACCAGTAGCGGAAGCAATGAAAGAGATATTTAATCAGATGCTTGATAATATTGAGAAAAGGAATTGGAATCAAAGGATTATCAAGCCAGATATGTTTTCCGATATATCCGAGTTTAATTGGCGACCAAATGGCTTGATTAAACTAAAAGCCGGAGAGTCAAGGTCAGTTAATGACGGAATATACGAGTTTAAGGTAGATGACAATTCTAGTGTAGTTATTAATGTTTTTAGTCTGTTAGAGAACTATTTAGGTAAGAAGACTGGTATTACTTCTGAAGCTCAAGGAGTTTCAGATAAAGATAAGAAAGTCGGTATTTACTATGGTGAGATGCAACAAGTAGCCGATAGAATAGGATTACAAAATAAAGCATATACCGAAGCTCAAATACAGTTAGGGTATTTATATTATTGGGGACTGAAAGAGCATTTGACCGAAGGGATGATGGTTAAATTGATAGGCGATAAGGGAGTAGAGTGGGACGAAATAAAAAAGAACGACCTTGCCTTTACCAAAGACCCTGATATTTTTGTTACTAATTCCAATAGTGATACTGATTCAATAAAACAACAAAGGAAAATAGAAGCATTGAGTTCTATTATTTCTAATCCCTTGTTGGCTCAAAGACTTAATCCCGAATGGACTATTGAAAATGTAATGACTGCTGGTGGTTGGGAAATAGAAGATATTAAATCAGCTACTGATTTGGAAAGTAATGGCAGTAAAGAGTCAATTTCAGAAGCTAAACAATATATTGAGGACTGTTTAAGTGGCAAGAAACTGACAACCAATAGAGGAGCGACAGTCGCTTATTGTCAGTATTTATTAGATTATAGTGTCAATGAGAATATTAAACCGGAACAAGCTAAAAAACTTCAAGACGCAGTAGTAGAACATTTACCTATTGCCCTTGAAAATGAGAGAAGAAAAGTCAGACAGATGTCTATGGCAATGAATAAAATGGCAACAATGAGTGGTATGAGTGGTGGTAATATGCCAGTTAATCAGCCAAGAACACAACAGATAACTGAACAAGAAATGGCAGGACAAAGACCTAATATGCCCCAAACTAATATGTTAAACAATGGATAAAATACAAACAGCAGTAGATTATTTCAAAGAACACGGAGATGAAAGATTTTTTGATGAAGTTGATAATTTCCAAAAAGACGCCAATATCAAGATAAATGTCAGCTCTTTGAAACATAATCCAGAAATGGAGAAATTACTCAAAATACTTCAGGAGAAGATTAATGTTATCAATAAGAACTTGGCGGAAAACGAGGAGATAATAGGAACTGATAAAGCAAAGTTTCTATACCACGAGAAGATGTGTTATCAGTATTTGATTAATTTCTTTGATGGAGCAGATGAGTTTGTAAATAACCTTGATAAAAGAATAGACGAATTAATAAATTAACAAAACTATGGTTAAAAAAACAGAAGAAAAACCAATAGAAAAAAAATTGGTAGATGCTATTGTTGAAGATAAGTTTGGCTCTTATGTCAGAACTTATTCTTTAGAAAAACACGGAAAAGACTTTGAGAAGTTGGCACAACAGTTTGCCAAAAAGATAGAAGGAAAGGTTAAGTAGAGTTTTTAAAGGGTTATCAATACTTGATAGCCCGAACAAGAACTTTATGTTCGGCTTGATGTTTGCCTTAAAACATTACAGCGAACGGTCATCGCTTTTAAATAACCGCCGTAGTTTAGACGGCAAAAAACTAAATCTTATGCCAGACGAAATCAAATTGCCAAATGATGTCGACAAGGAAACTAAGGAAATCCTTGAAGAAATGAAAGAAGACGGGTTAATTGAACCCAATCCAGAGGAGAAACCCAAAGCCGATGAGCCAAAGGAAACTCCGCCAAAGGTTGAAAAACCAGAGGTCAAGTCCGAAGAAGATTCCGGTAAAGTTGAGCCGGAAGAACCAGAGGACTTACCGGAGAACACAAAAAGAACTCCGGAAACAGTTCCCTTGCCCAAATATATGAAAATGCGGGATAAGGTCAAAGAACTCGAAGTTGAGTTGGGAAAAATAAAAGACTCTCCAAAGACAGAAGAAAAGAAAGACGAAGATATTGATAAGTTAGTTTCTTCTATGTCTAATGAACTATCGGAGGAGTTGGGTGTTGACAAGACCAAATTTGAAGGAATATTCGGAAAGTTTGCGTCAACCATTATGTCAAAATCCAAACCACCGGCAGAATTATTAGATGTAATCAAAAAGGTTCAAGAGCAAGAAGCGTGGAAAAAAGAACAAGAACTTTTTGATAAAGAATTTGAAGGTTTGGTAAAAGACTTTCCCAATGAAAAAATTAACAAGGACGATTTAAAGAAGATGGCTTTCCGTTCTGATATGGCTGATAAAGGATTGTTTGAAATTTATTTCAGACATCTTAAAAAGGAAGAACAACCCAATAAAAAATCAGCTGAAACTTCTAAAAGAGGAGTTTCTAAAATGGAAAAACAAGTTGATTATGGCAACTTATCTACCGAAGAAATTGTTAATTTATCAGATGACGAGTTTGATGAGCTTAGTAAAAACCTTGAAAAAGGTCATTCTCGCTTAACCATTATTGACGACAGAGGGAACAAGGTTAAGTAATTAATTTAATAAGATGGCTGATACTAATACTTTTTCAATAGCATCAGGTTCGTTGACCCAATACTGGTCAAGACGGATGCAGAGAAAATACTTCAATACCGCTATTTTTAAAGACTTAGCGAACTTTGAAGAACAATCAACCTTGAAAAAAGGTTATCGTGTTCACCGTCCTTATCGCTCAAATTTGGGCGTAAATAGTCTTGGTACTGATGGTGCTTATAGCAGACAAGCATTGACAGATACCGATGAATATTTGGACGTTGATACCAAGAAAGAAGTTTCTTTCTTTGTCCCAGAGTATGAGGAAATACAACACAATTATAAAGTCATTAACGAATATGCCGATGATATGGGTAAAGCCATTGGCGAAAGAATGGACGGCGACTTCTTGGCTCAAATTGCCAACGCCACTTCTGATGTTGATGATAATGACATTTCTGGTGGAACATCTGGTAATGGTGTAACTGTTTCTTCGTCAAACATTTATAAGTTGTTCACAGTTGCCGGTAGAAAATTAAGCCGATTAAATGTTTCAATGGATAATCGGGTTGCCGTATTATCTCCAAGTGTGATTGAAAAATTGGAGGAATACGAGATTAACCGTGATACCCAACGAGGCGATAAAGCATTAGCTAATGGTTTTACCGGTATGAACGTCTTGGGTTTTGATGTTTATATGTCTAATGGTTTGTATTGGAGTGGTAAATTGTTATTCGCAACTAATCCAACAGATGGCGATACTATTACTTTAAGTGATGGAGTTACCACAGTTACCTTTACCTTTGAAGATACTTTATCAGGCACAGAAGGTGGAGTCCATATTTGTTCTACCGCTGCTTTGACTTTGGACTCTTTGGTTTCTGCTATTGGCACTCCGGGAACTGACGTAGCTGAAGCTACTAATACTGGTTTTACTGGATTTAATGTTGGCACAGCCGCTTCTAATAACCAATTAGCTTTGATTAAAAAGTTGACTGCTACTGATGGCACAACCTATTTGACTTTGACTTCTTCTGGTTTAGGACACGTTGCTGTTGGTGAAACTTTGTCAGCTACTGCTGATGTTTGGACTGCCGCTTTACAATTACAACATTGTTATTTCGGTCGCCGAAAAGCGATTGATATGGTAGTTCAAAAGTATCCTAATATGGCTATCAAAGATAGAACTGGCTATATTGGTAAAGATGTCGTGTCTTGGAATTTGTATGGTTTGAAGACCTTTACTGACGGAGCAAGAGAAGTTGTTGACGTTAAGATAAATAGTTCATCTTTCTAAACACTAACTAATTAACCACAATAAAATGATAAAAAGAGTAATGCCCTATATTGTTATCGCAGTGGTTGCTGTTTTAGCGGTTAGTGTTTCAGTAAGTGCTAATTTTTCTTTG